TATCTGCGATGGGATTTGCTAAACTTCTTTTGCTCTTGTTTTCGAACAGCTTCAAAAGCCCAGATAACTTGCCGAATCCAATGATATTTATCAACAATTTGAGTAGCATTTTTAAACCACACAGAAGAAATGTAAGTTTTCGTAGTAATTAGGAAAAACGTAAAAAGGCGTTAAAAATAGTTAAAAAACAGAAAATGCAGTAAACAAGCCGTTTCTCGGGTGTAAAAAAAGTGTACACTCTGAAAAAACGGCTTTGTTTTTTTATTTAGTGCGAAAGAAAAAAACGAGCCTTTTTCCTGCTTGTTTGCGTGGGGCGGCTCGGTTTCAATTTTTTAAAAGCGACCGTTTAAAACCGTTTAAAAATGGCTTTAAATCGGCTTTAATTAAATTTTAATAATGTTTGTATCACACCAACCAAAAAGGAACTCAAAGGGAAATATTTTTAATTCAATGGGAACTAACTTCCTATTCCGATAAAATGTATATTTTCCAACACTCTAACACTTTTTAACAAATAAATGTAAAAAATTAGCAAGTGAATATTTATGTAAATAAATGTATAATATTACAACACAATAGTACCAATTACAATGCCGGCACAACGAATGTCATCGGCTTCGTTTAGTTTTATTGAATTATAAGAGGGGTTAAGTGAAATTAGCTCGCCTTTACCCATTTTTTTTACGTAAGAATCACCGTTCAAAACAAAAATTCCTATTTCTCCTTCAACAATTGAGGGAGATTTTTTTATAAGTAAAATATCATTATCAAAAAAACGTGGCTGCATACTGTCTCCTTGCACCCTTATCATAAAGTCAGCATGCTCTGTTTCATTGTTTTTTGGAATCGTCATCCATTCTACAGGTATGTCATCAGAAAGCCAATTACCAGTGCCAGCTGACGCCCCAGTCATATATAAAGGAACAATTTTGCTTTGTAAAGGTTCTGCTTCTTTACTTTTATTATTTGTATTAGCGTTATCTGTTCTACCAAGAAGATAGTCTCCTGATACATTGAAATAGTCGGCAAGTGTGTTTAAGCTATCGTATTTAGGTAGTTGTCTTCCACTCTTCCAATTGCTAATTAAGGATTCAGAAATACCAGTGTCTTTGGACATCTGATAAGCTGAAAGATTGCTGTTTTGTAGCAATTGCTTAAAAATATCACTAAACATTTGTATACATCTCCAAACTTCGCAAAAGCGAAGTATTTTGTCTTGAATACTTAGCAAATGCGTAGTATAATATAACCGTGTTAATTAAGTTTAATTTTAACACAGTTAATATGGTAAAACAAGGAGGTTTATTTATGAATTTTGGTTTAAATGTAAAAAAATTTAGAACAAGTGCAAAGATGACTCAGGCGCAGCTCGCAACAGCTGCGGGCATAACAGCATCAATGATAAGTCAGATTGAAAAAGGAATTAAAAATGCTTCGATAGTATCTGCTTTTGAAATATCAAAAGCGTTGGATGTATCACTTGATGAGCTCTGTAAGGGGGCATAATAATGATAGGCAAAACAATAAGCAGATATAAAATAATCGGAAATATTAACAATAGAGTTATTCTTGCACACAATCAAAATGCAGTAGAGCAATGGGTTGTGTGGTGGCTTGAGAAAGATGGTGATGCATATAGTGGAAGTTATTTTTCAAATCGTGCTGCAGCTATAAAAGAATTCATTGAGAGGGCATTTAATGCGTAGACAAATTCCTTTAAACTGTATCGGATGCGGTCATCGCAGGCGAATATCGGCAACATATGACTATTTGATTTGCAATTATATTTTGGACACAGGTAAGGCACGAAGATGTTCGGTTGAAAAATGCACTCACTACACAACTAAGGAATGTCACATTAAGGAGGATTTATGGAGAACAGATATTATATAAAAAAATCTTCATCATTTTCAAGAAAATTTTAACCGAAACCGCCGCAAGGCGGTCAGCAGGAAATGACCTCCCTGCTCTGATGATGGCAGGTCAAAAGGATGTGAAAATTTGATTTATCTTAGTGTTAAGGAAGTTGCTGATTTAAAAGGGTATTCGCAAAGGTACATAAAAATGCTTGTTGCTGATGGCTCACTTAAAAGCGAAGTTTCTGTCAATCAGAATAACCGCAAGAAGTATTTAATACCCATAAGCGAATTAACCACCCACGAGCAACTCAAATATTATAAATCCCATAACATAGAAATTCCCGATGAATTGCTTGCCGGGCGCAAGCCAAAAGTACAGCATCCACACAAGGAGTTTGACGAATTCACCGCAGAACAGCGTGAAGAGATTGCCGAATGGATACGGATTCTGAATGCGTGGGATGAATATTGTGCAAAGTCAAAGCTTAAAAAAGTCCCTGCTACAGAGAAATTTGTTCAGCTACAGAAGGTTGCTAATCCCGAGCTTAATATTTCAAAAGGCATTTTATACCGCAAAAAAGCGGCTTTAAAGGCTGATGATTTAGCCGGTCTGATTGATAACCGAGGAAGCTGGAAAAAGGGTACTTCTTCAATACCGGACGTTGCTTGGGAGTGCTTTCTATACTTCTACCTTGATGAAGCACAACACCCGATTCAGGCTTGTATTGATTACACTCGAATGTGGCTTGAAAAGGAAGCTCCGCAGTATCTTCCGCTGCCTGATTATTCAAGTTTTTACAGAAAGGTTCAGACGGCAATATCTAAACCGCTTGAGATTATGGGGCGTGAGGGTATGAAGGCTTTTCAGGACAGGTGCGGTACATATATACGCAGAACATATGAGGGTATGGTCAGTAATGAATGGTGGATTGCCGATAACCACACCTTTGATGTTCAAACCAAGGGTAAAGACGGCGGACTGCACAGACTTTATCTTACGGCATTTTTTGATGCAAGGTCGGGCATATTCACAGGCTGTTATGTAACAGACGCTCCGTCATCACAGGCAACGCTCATTGCACTCCGCAAGGGAATTCTGAAATACGGAATACCTCAAAACATATATGTAGACAACGGTCGTGAATTTCTTACACGTGATGTCGGCGGACTTGGTCACAGGCAGAAAAAGAGTACAAAGAATGAATTTAATCCGCCTCCTGTATTTGAACGGCTTGGTATAAAAATGACGAACGCTATTGTACGAAACGCAAAGGCAAAAATCATTGAACGCCGATTCAAAGATGTCAAGGACAGGCTTTCGAGACTGTTTCCAACCTACACAGGCGGTAACGTGATTGAACGTCCAGAACGCTTGAAAAAAGTCATTAAGGACTCCGATAATATTCCGACAGATGATGATTTCACAAAGGCTGTTGAGGATATTCTGCAATACTATTTCAATGAGCAGCCTTATTCCGGTGCAGTTTCTGCTGATAGTGGCAAAACTCGAATGCAGGTATATAAAGAAAACTTACACGAAAAGCGAATTGCTTCCGAGTATGACCTAAACTTAATGCTTATGAGAAGTACCAGAAGTCAGAAAGTCGGCAGACGTGGTGTTCATATTACGGTTGCAGGTGAACAGATTGACTACTTTAACGATGAGTTGAAAGCAAATTATTTCGGTCAGTCGGTATATTGCAGATATGACCCCGAGAATATGTCAACCGTAAGAGTTTACGACCTCAAGGATAATTACCTTATGACCGTTCCGGCGGATAACGAGGCTGTACGTGAATACGGTGCATCAAAGGATAAACTTGCAGCGGCAATTCGCAAGACAAAGAGCTTTGAAAAGCTTACCGCTCAACAGCTCAAGGCAACCGCAATTACAAGCCTTGGAAAGAAAACAGCTCTTGAACTTGTACTTGCCACAGCTGAGACGAATAAAGAGAAAGCCGAGGAGTTTCAGCCGAAAGTTATTTCAGTACACCGTGCCGATGAGCCGTCAGATATGCAAATGGCAGTCGGTCAGAATAATATAGTTAAAATTGACAAAGCGAAAATGATCAGGAATCTTGAACAAAGACAAAACAATGAGGAGGAATAAAAATGTCAGCAAATCCTGAATTACAGAAAAAACTGAGAAGCTATATTAAAGAATGCGGCAGTCAAAATAAAGCTGCTGCATTAATATGCAAATCAACTGCGGCTATATCTACATATCTAAGCAACAGCTACGCAGGTAATCTTGAAAAGTTTGAATCGTATCTTGAAGAAGTATTCAAAAACAAAGAAGCTGCTGAAAATCTTGAATCAGCAACTGCACAAAATGAATACAAGCCTACAAGCATAAGCTCTAAAGTCTATGAAACTATCCGCTTATGTCACCTTAAAGGCGGTCTTGCCATCGAGCGTGGCGATGCAGGTATTGGTAAAACAATGGCTTGCAAAAAGTATGCCGAAGATTATCCTGCAACAGCAATCTATGTATCCGTAAATCCTTGTTTGGTAACTTTAAATGCTTTTTTAAAACTGCTTTGCAGGGCACAAAAAATCACAGCGTCTGGTCGCAAAGACGAAATGTGGTTAAGACTTGCAGACAGCTTTGAGGGTGAACGCAAGGTACTCATCATTGATGAGGCACAACACCTGCCGATTAAGACCATTGAGGCTATCAGAGCATTTTTTGACAGCAACCCTTTACTCGGTATTTGTTTCGTCGGTAACATTGAAACAGTTACGAATAAAGGTAAAGGCAAAGAAGCCTTTGCTCAGATCCTAAACCGCACGAAGTTTACTGAAGCAAGACACACTTCGGCGATTAAGAGCAGTGACATTGAGTTACTGTTCCCGGCGGTGAAATCCGATGAACGAGCAATAAGCTTTTTACTTGGCGTTGCAAGGTCTGAACAGGGCATCAGAGGAGCAAGCAATGTCTTTGGTAATGCTGTTGACAACAGAAACATCACATATGAAGGATTGCTTGCAATGGCTAAGGCTATGAAATTAAAGGTATTTTAAAAAAATTTTAGGAGGAATTAAAATGTCAATTAAAAAAATGATTTTGCTACTTGCAACAGGATTTTCAACAGGTGTTGTTATGGTAGCTGCAATTAATCAGTTTGGACGAGCAATAGGCGGAGAGTTGTTCTTCATACCAATGGTTGGACTACTCGTGTGGTTTGGCTGGATGATACGTGGCGAATATTCTAAATCAAGAAATAATGTTAGGAGGTGGAAAAGTGATAATACACGCAGAAAGTAAAAAAGAAAAGAAAGTGATTTCTTGTCACGTAGTTACAGGACAGACTTGTAAAAATTGTTTGCATTGGCATAGAAGTAAGATTTTTCAAAACACTGGATACTGTGATTTTTTCAACAAAGCAGGTTTAAAATATAGCGATTTTTGCAGCTCGTTTAAAAGGAGAGGTGAAAAATGATTGCGGAAGAATGGAAAAAGGTCGAAGAAAATCTACAACTTGTATGGGGTTGCGGGGCGAGGCTTTTAGTTGACGGATATGAGGTTTCTTTATACTTGAGACAAGTTTCACAATTCAAAAATGCTATTGTTGTTTACATAAACGGTGAATTTTGTGGTAAGTGGCTAGCAGAAGATTGCGAAGAACGCAGACGATTTTTCCGTTGCAAGAAGCGTTGTGCAATTCGTGAAAACGAGCTGAAGAGAATGGGTATTCGCAGCAAAAAAGAAATTCAGAAATACAAAGAAATGGCTAATTATAATGAGTATTCATCAGTTTGGACAAACTTTAATGCTATGAAAAAGCATTTTGAAGCAAATAACACGAATATTGAAATTTTAAATCTTTAGGAGGAATAATATGGAAAACTACGCAGTTAATCTTGAAAAAAATTTAGGTAAAAAAGCTGGCGATACGATAGTGAATACACTTGCTGAAAAAGCAAAAGCATCTATTCAAGCAGAAAGAGTCGTACTTATTTCAGTTGAAAACGAAGATGGTTCAACTGATTCGGTTTCAACAGGAGCTCCTTTGGATATACTTGGAAGATTAGGTATGTTAACGCTTGAAATTATAAAGAATATTGAGAGAAACTCGGATAAACATTTTGCAGATGTTGCTTTGGATGGCTTTATTGGTGCATTAAAAGATATTCAAGAGCGGAGATAATCCGCTTCTTAATGCAGCTTCGTAGAAACGAAACGGTCACAAGCCCGTGTAAATGCAGAGTGGGACTTCAAAATATAAATAATAAGGAGGTTACAATTTAATGAAAACATCTAAACGAATATGCAAAAACGGCTCTATTACTTTGCCAAAACAAATCCGTGGCGAAGTAGGTTTATTCCCCGGCAACGCTGTTGATATTGAAACAAATGCGGACGGCTCAGTTACAATCAAACCTGCGGCTCAATGCTGTCACTTCTGTGGCTCAGTAGAAAATGTCATCGTTGCAGATAATGTTGTTATTTGCAACGATTGTGCAAAAAAACTATTTGCAAAGGTGGATAAGACAGATGACTGATTTAAAAAGACAGATTGATGAACTTGCTGCAATAAAAGCAGATATGGGCAAGCTCAAGGAACGTAAGGACAAGCTTGAAGCTGAAATCATCAAGCAATGTTCTGTTGATCTCGAAAATACGAAGTACAAGAGCATTCGCTACAAGGGTGATGTTTTTGATCTGACAGCCGTAACAGCCGAAAGCATTAAAGTTATTTACAACTCTTTCCTTCAGATGATTTTCGGCAAGGCGTATGAGGACGCTGTCACGGAAAAGACAGAGTATTCTTTGTCTGCTTCTGCAAAGAGAATGTTAATCGGTTTGTATAAAGGAAACTTTATCAGAACTACGGTTAAAGAGGTCATTGACCAGATGGCAGGCATTACAGATGAGGAACGTAAACAACTCGTTAAAAAGTGTAAGGGCATCAACTACGACAAGGACGTTGATAATATTCTTAAGTTTACGGATTTAACCGAAGAAGATTCAAAGGAATATGCGTATCTTATTGCAGAAGCAGCCGTCTGGCAGGACTTCTGTAATTTGCTTACCATTAATGGCATTGATGACGAAACACAAGTTAACGATATTCTTATGAAAATTCAATCTGCATTCGTAGTTGAAGACAGCACAAAAATCTCTTTAAGTTGAGGTGGTTAGATTGTTAAAGCCACAGCAAACGCAAAGAATTTATGCTCTTGCTGCAAGACTTGGACTTGTAGAGAACGGCAATAAAAATGATATGCTTCACGAACTTGTTTATGGAATTACAGAGAAAACAAGTGTAAGAGATTTATCTGCACAGGAGTACAGAGAGGTAGTTAAGGAGCTTGCCGAAAGGCTTAAACTGCAAAATCTTGAAGCTCCACCCTGCAAGCCGTACAAATCTCAGAAATACAGTGGCAGAGGTAAAATGTCGGACGGTCAGAAGCGTAAGGTATGGCAACTTATGTATAAGCTTGAAGAACTTGATATCGAACCCTCATCGGCAAAGCTTGGCGAAAGACTCTGCGGTGTAATAAAAAAAGAATTGCACATTGACTGCACTTCAAAGCAGCCGTTTCGCTGGTTGACATACGATCAGGGAGTTAAGCTTATTGAAAAGTTAAAAAAATATGTTGACAACGCTCAAAGGAGGAAGGCTGGTGAAAATAAATCTTGATAATTTAGTAGGTACACAAAGGGACATAGCAGAGACAATCGGTTTAGATAGTTATATTAAGCTTTGCAAAGCTTTTGGCGGAGATACAATATACATACAAAAATACAGCGAATTACAAAAACTTGAACGCAATGCTGAAATTAGGGCAAAGTACAATGGATACAACAGTAGCGAGCTTGCAAGAGAGTATGATTTGTCAGAACGCTATGTTAGAATTATATGTTCAAACGATAATTTGGACGGTCAATTAAGTATTTTTGATAATATGTAGCAATTAAAAAAATAGGATATTCTTCCTCTACGAGAATACAGTTTTATAAGGTATCATTAAGTTACAGACTTAATGATACCTTATATTTTTGGAGTAATTTTATATGAATTTTGCGGCAGACACTTGGTGGCTCTTCGGTCTTATCATTTCGGGAGCTATCGCAATTATCAGTTTTTTCTTGAAAAGAACAATTAGCGAAGCAGATAGACACGACAAAGAAATTAAAGAAATTCAACTCTCTTATGTTACAAAAGATGAACTGAAAGATGTTAAAACAGATGTCAACAAATCTATCGGCAAATTGCAAACTGATGTTGAGCAAATCAAAGATACGTGTTTGACGAAAAAGGATTATTACAATTCAATAAACGAGGTTAAAGACGAAATAAAGACACAAAACAAGCTCATTTTAGAGCTTGTAAGAGGAGGCAATAAGAATGACTAACGATGCTGAGGCAAAGGAGTTTTTGCAGAAAATTAAAGCTAAGAACTTTGTCACAAATAACGGACAGATTTTGAGAACAATCAATATTCTCCACGTCAACTATGAAAAGTTGTCTGATGTTAAGTATGCAATGGGAAATGTTCCTGAGCACGACTTTTTATCATCGGTTAATTACCTCTTTTTATCAGAATATATCTTGCTCCGTCATATCAAAACAAAAGAACCAGCAGACATCGCAGATGTGCCATATGAACAGCTTGAAGCAAAGCTATCGTCAAAGGGAATTAAGTTACTTGACGGCACAATCACAGATAACTCGGTTGAGGTGTAATCGTGGGCAGAAACAACCGCAGAGCTTGCGGAAAAATTGACAAGCTCCCAGCGGAGCTTAAAGACACTGTTGATCAAATGCTTGTTTCGGGACAAACATATCGTGAAATTGTGTCATATCTTGCTGAAAACGGTGAACAGCTATCGCAGGCGGCAGTCAGCCGTTACGCATCAAGATTTTTGGCGAACGCTCAGCAGCTTCGAATAGCTCAAGAAAATTTTCGAATGATTTTGACAGAAACTGAACGCTATCCCGAGTTAGATCCTGCTGAGGCTATTCTGAGAATGGCATCACAAAAGGTGTTTGATGCAGTATCACAACTCGGGGAAACTGACCTTGAGTGCATATCACCGGAGAAGCTACTTCGTCAAGCAACTGCTCTTTGTCGAGCTGTCGCTTACAAAAGAAAATCAGATACATCTGTTAAATCTGACAAGCAGATTGCTCTTGAGGAAAATCAAAGCTTGCTGTACGACACTATTAAGAAAAACAATCCTCGCTTGTACAACGAGCTTATGGACGAAATTAATAAGCTTAAGCAGCAAGCAAAGGAGGCTCAGAAGAATGGATAAATACGAATGGTATGTACTGCATGTCAGAACAGATTGCGAACTTGAAATTGCTAAAGCTTTAGAAAAGCGTGGTTTCTCAACTGTTGTACCAGTTGAAAGTCGCATTATCCGCAAAGGCGGAAAATGGATTAAGAAAACATATATTGTCTTTACAGGCTATGTTTTTGTATTTATGCGATACAGCTGGTCTAAGTACTATGCTATGAATAATATAAACGGAATCATCAAAATTCTTGGTGGAGGTAAGAGTCCAACTCCACTCACTAAGAGTGAAGCGGAATTTATTCTTAAGCTCTCTGAATTGCTTGCAGAACCATCAGTGCTGAAATTCAAGAACGACAACAGCTATAAGGTTATAAGCGGATTTTTAGCAGAATATACAGACAATATAACAAAAATTGAACGCAGATACAAGAAAGCAACGGTTAAGGTTATCGTTGCAGGCGAAGAAAAAGAAATTAAGGTATCTTTCATTGAAGATGCAGAACAAACGCCGGAACAGACAGAGGATTGATTCGTCTCCGCTTGATGAAAGGCTGTCAAAGTTTAATTGCCCGATAACCTCAAGTTAGCGGATGGCGAAGCTATATAAATCAGTTAAAGACAGCGGCTTGTTTCCTCCAATCTTAATTATCATATATTTTCACTGACATTCAAGCCGCTGTTTTTATATACACTAAAATGCTTTTAAACACCTATTTTAAAGGTGTTTATTTTTGTTGTAAAGAAGGTGCAAAATGGATAAGCTGTCAAAACTTGAACAACTGCTCAAAGAAACAAATACAAAGCAGGATTTTAATATTGTAGATGATTTAAAGTCTCTGTTACTCTCTTACGGAGTTATCAAGTCAAAAGATTTTCGCAAAAAGCTGAATGCTTTGATAGAAAAATACGAAATGCACGAGCTGACTGCTGTCCGTGAGGCACTTCTGAAAAAATGTCGTGCAGGAGATACACAGGCTATAAAGCTATACGCCGAATACTTTAAACCCGAAACAGTAGAAACCGTTGATGACGGATTGATTGAGGCACTCGAAGGTGCAGGCAAGGAGGCTTTTAAAGATGAAATTTAAGCCTTTTTCGAGAAAGCAGCTAAAAGTACTTAGCTGGTGGAAAGTTGACGGGATAAAGGATAAATATGATGCTATTATTGCCGACGGCTCTGTCCGTTCCGGCAAAACTGTCAGTATGTCTATATCTTTCCTGATATGGGCTATGAAAAATTTCTCGGATTGCAATTTTGCCATATGCGGTAAGACTGTAGGCTCGTGCCGCAGAAACGTAATAAAGCCGCTTATTAATATGATGAGCGGTCGCTACAACATCAAGGACAAACGCAGTGAAAATCTTCTGACCGTCAGTAAAAAAGGCAAAACAAACACATTCTATATTTTCGGCGGTAAGGACGAAAGCTCGCAGGACTTGATTCAGGGTGTTACACTCGCAGGAATTCTTTTCGACGAGGTTGCTCTGATGCCTCGTCCTTTCGTAGAACAAGGTCTTGCCCGTTGCTCAATCGAGGGTGCAAGGTTTTGGTTCAACTGCAACCCCGATAATCCTAATCATTGGTTTTACCGTGAGTGGGTTTTAAAGGCCTCTGACAAACACGCTTTAAGGCTCAAGTTTTTAATGGACGATAATTTGAGCTTATCCGATAAAGTTAAGCAGCGGTATTACAATCTTTATCAAGGCACTTTTTACCGTCGCTTTATTTTAGGTGAGTGGGTTATCGCAGAAGGTCTTGTTTATCAGGATTACAACGACCATATTAAAGAAAAGTTGTGGGACGGCAACCCCGATGAGCTTGTAGGCACATGGTACATCTCAATGGACTATGGTACTATTAACCCTTGTTCAATGGGTTTGTGGTGTGTAACCGACAAAGAGGCTGTCCGAGTTGACGAATACTACTACAACAGTCGCAAGGAAGGTTACCAACGCACTGATGAGGAACATTATGCAGAGCTTGAAAAGCTCGCAGGTGACCGCTATATAGAGCGTGTGATAATCGACCCATCCGCCGCCAGCTTTAAAGCTACAATCAAAAAACACGGCAAGTTTTTTGTCAAGTCGGCGAAAAATGATGTTATCAATGGTATCAGAACTACAAGCCAAATGCTGACTGACGGCAGAATTAAAATCGGTGTTAATTGCAAGGCTTCGCAGGAGGAGTTTGGAATGTACAGCTGGGACGATAAAGCCGAGGTTGACAAGGTGGTTAAGGAAAATGACCACGCAATGGATGACATACGCTATTTTGCTTATACAGTCCTAAATCGTGAGTTTAAATACAAATAATAAGGAGGTGAGCAGTTGAAAAGGCGTGCTAAATATGTGTTTTTAAGTTGGCTGAGGAGTATTGTAAACAAAATTGACCCCCAAAATGCTACAAGTAATTATCAATTCGATAACATGGAAGAGGCTATGGAAGTATGGCTTGAAATATATGCCGATGAGCCGTTTTGGAGCAAGTCTTGTCACGATAAAACGCTCAATCTTGGTGCTGCGATAGCTTCCGAGTTTGCAAGACTTATAACAATAGAATTTGAAAGCAAAATAACAGGCTCAGAGCGTGCGGAATATCTGCAAGAACAGTATGAAAGACTGCTTGAACAGCTCAGAGTAAGACTTGAGGCAGGCTGTGCGGTAGGCGGCATAATGTTTAAGCCGTATGTCCGAAACGGTGTAATTCTCCCCGAATGCATCACACAAGACAAGTTTATCCCTCTTGATTACAGCAACGGCATAATTACCGCTGCAGTGTTTTTTAATCAGGAAGTCAAAGGCAAAAACTACTACACAAGAGTCGAAAAGCAGACTTACAGCTACGAGAATAAATCACACACGATTGAAAGTCACTTTTTTTGTTCTTCCAGTCCAGACTGTATCGGCACAGAAATAATTCCCGGAAAAATTAACAATGGGATATGGTCAAAGATTGATCCATACATTTTAATCAATGATGTTGACCGTCCATTGTTTTCATTTTGGAAAGTTCCTTTTGCTAATCATATCGAAAACGACAGCCCCTTAGGTGTGTCTGTTTACAGCAGAGCGGTTAAACTGCTTAATGAGGCGGATCTACAATGGGACAGATATTTGTGGGAATTTGAGGGCGGCGAGCTTGCAGTTGATGCAGGCGAAGAAGTTCTCCGACAGCGACCGGGCGAGGATACGCTCGGAACACCGTCAACACGTGACAGGTTATTTCGCAAGTTTAACATTGATTCAGATGACAACAAAGACAAGTCTTTTTACGAAGTCTTTAATCCTAACTTGCGTGATGTTAACTACGCAAATGGTTTAAACGAAATCAAAAGACAGATTGAGTTTAACTGCTCTCTTGCCTACGGTACGCTGTCAAATCCGCAAAATGTGGATAAGACCGCCGAAGAAATCAAAGCCTCTAAACAGCGTAGTTATACAGCTGTATCTGATATGCAGCACTCGCTTGAGGCTGTACTTGAGGACTACATTTATGCGTGTAATGCTATGGCCGATGCCTGCAATCTTGCTCCAAGCGGAGAGTACGAAGTTAGCTTTAACTGGGGTGACGGTGTGCTTGAGGATAAAGACAAGGAGCAGTCAATACAGCTCAATGAGGTCAACAGCGGAATCCGCAAAAAGACCGATTATCTCAAGTGGCGTTATGGAGTAGATGATAAACAGGCAACTGAAATGTTACCCGAAAGCGGCGTTGAGAGCTTTTTTGACGAAGGCGGTGGCACTTAATGCTCACCCCCGAACAGCTTGCTCATTGTGCCGATGATATCATCAACCTATATTCACAGCTTGAAGAGGAGATTGTACGTGATATTGCTCGTAGAATTGTAAAAACAGGTACAATGACTGACACGGGCATATGGCAGGCACAGCATATGCAGGAGCTTGGTACTCTGCACTCTGATGTGCTGTCAAGTGTTGCAAAATACAGCGACAGAACAGAATCAGAGTTAAAAAAGCTTTTTGAAGATGCAGGTGTGACGGCTACGGAGTATGACAACGAGATTTACAGACGAAACGGCTTAAATCCAAAGTCACTCAAGGTGTCTGATGTACAAATGCAATTACTTGAGGCAGGCTACAAAAAGACACAGGGCAACCTTAGCAATCTTACTCTGACCACAGCTGTGTCATCGCAAACGAGCTTTATCAATGCTTGCAGTCTTGCCGAGTTAAAAGCATCAAGCGGTGCGTTTACTCCGCAACAGGCAATTGCCGATGCAATTAAACAGGTAGCTCAAGACGGAGCGTTTGTAATCTATCCCTCGGGACATCATGACCGACTTGATGTTGCTGTCCGCCGTAATGTTATGACCGGCATAGGTCAAACAACGGGTGAAATTTGCCTTGCAAACGCACAAGCCTTTGGCTGTGACCTGATGGAGATTACCGCTCACGCAGGAGCTCGACCGAGTCACTCGGCTTGGCAGGGGCAGATTGTCAGTCTGAGCGGTCAAAAAGGTTACTTATCCCTATCTGATATTGGCTATGGCACAGGTGACGGTTTCAAGGGTTGGAATTGCAGACATGATTGGTATCCGTATTTTGAAGGCAGTAGTCGGATGTATTCTGCAAAGGACATCAAGCTCCTTGATGCCAAAAACATAGAATTCCCTGACGGCTCAATGCATACGCTTTATGAAGCTGAGCAACAGCAAAGAGCTTTTGAACGCAAAATCAGAGCGACAAAAAGAACTCTTTCAGCTTGTGATGAAGCAATTAACAATCTTTCTGATGAAGATTTGTTACAAAAATTAGACCATGAATTTAGCAAGTATTCGATTAAGCTGAAGCGACAGGAATCAGAGCTGAATAACTTTTGCGATAAAACAGGATTACTTAAAGATACTTCACGCTCACAGTCGTATGGCTTTGGCAGGAGTACAGCTCAAAAAGCTGTTGGCTCTGCTAAAAGGCATTTCAAGACATGGAGTAAGGATCATAATATTAATAATATAGAAACACTTGCAGAATACTACAATTTAAAGTATAATGATAGTAAAAGATACGCTCTATTAAAAGGTTATGTTAAAGCTGTTGACAAGGGCGATATATCATCTTTGACTGGATTTGATTTATATGAAAGTAAAGCTAAAGAAATTCAGGAAAAACTCGTTGGTTTGAAAATCAACAATGATAAAAATTATGAAATTAAAGATTTTACTACACATTTTATTGATAGAATTTTAGGTCAAACTTCTACAAGTCATGAGGGAATGCGACTGGGAACAACAATAGAACAACTTAAAGATACAATTGCAAACCCAGTAAGTGTTTCAAAATCATCGTTCATAAAAATGAAAAAGAATGGTATTGAGTATATAGACGAACGAATAAAAATCACCGGAAAAAGTTGTTCATTTGTATATAGCATAAAAGATAAGTTACTTATTCAAGCTACATCATTTGGATAGGAGTAATATTATGATTACAATAAATGACGAAAATAAAAAATTCGTAAAAAAGTATATTCCAAATGCAAATAAAATTTTAAATTCTGATACTGTAAGGGATGCTCTCATAGCTATTTCTGATTGGCTTGATATGAATCCTGATTGTTGGGATGGCTATGATTATAGCGATTTTGGAAGGCAAGTTCAAAAAGTATATGATGATATACTTTTTGATAATATTTATGCAAATAAAAGAAACGCTTACAATTAGCGTGTATCAACTTTTATATTAAATCGTAAAGTTACAGTATGAATAGATTAAAATGCAAATTAAACGAATTTAAATAGGTACTAAAGGGGTGTTTAAAACATCCCTTTTACTTTACTCTTAAATTCACAGATTACGATTATAAGCTCTCGAATTTCGAGGGCTTTTAATATTGCTCAAATTTTATTGAGCACACATTTGCTAAAAAAATGAAAGGAGCAAACAAATGGACTTAATGGAAATTTTAAAAGCTCTGTTTGGTGACGAAGCATTAACATTTGAGCAGTTTGCTGAAAAGGTAAACAATGCGACAGATATTAAACTCGGTAACCTTGCAGGCGGTCAGTATGTCGAAAAAGACAAGTACGATGATTTATCAAAAAAGCTTGAAACTGCAAACGCTAATCTTCAAGGATATGACCCTGAATGGCAGGATAAGGTTAATCAGGCACTGGCTGAGGGTGACAAAAAGCTCAATGACTACAAATTTGAACAGGCTGTTGAATCTGCCATCAATAACGCAGGTGCGGCTGACCTCGTGTCGGTCAAGGCTAACATTGATATGTCAAAGGTATCTCAGGCTGAGGACGGCAGTATCACGGGACTTGACGAACAGCTTGCAGAGCTGAAACAGTCAAAACCTTTCCTCTTTAAGTCAGAGGAAGAACCCAAAAAGAAACTTGACCTCGGCGGACCCACAGGCGGAGCAAAAGCAAAGTCCGGTTCAAACCTCAAGTCTGCCGTTGAAGACTATTACAAGAAATAAGGAGGACACAAAATGGCTATTACATTAGCAGAAGCAAGCGTCGGCAGAGCTGACAAAGTTACACAGGAGGTTATTGATACTCTCCGCCGTGGCTCACAGTTTATAGACGAACTCACATTTGATGATTGCGTTTCACCGGGTGTCGGTGGCTCAACCATGACATACGGTTATTTACAGTTGCAGACACCGTCAACAGCGGCAGGCAGAGCAATTAACAGCGAGTACACAGCGAATGAAGCCAAGAGAATCAAAAAGAGCGTTGACCTTAAAATCTTCGGCGGAGCAAGCGAAGTTGACCGTGTTGTGCAGGAGGCAACCACAAACGAGATTGCGTTCCAGCTTGAACAGATGACAATTGCCACGAAGAACCATTTTCAGAACTGCTGTATCAACGGTTCAAAAACTGACAAGGCGGTTGATTTTGACGGTCTTACAACTCTCCTCAAGGGCACAAGCACTGAGTACAATGCAGGATCTGATAAGACGGTAGTTGACCTTTCGACAACTGCAAATCTTACAAGCAATTATCAGACAATGATTGACATGCTTAATGAGTTTATCGGCGGCATTGACGGCAAGCCTACATTTCTTCTCGGCAACAGCAAGCTGATTGCCAAACTCAAGAGCGTAGCTCAGCGTGCAGGCTATCTCACAAGAGCCGAGGATGCTTTCGGTAAAACTGCTCAGGGTTATGACAATATCATTTTTTACGATATGGGTAACTATTACAACGGTTCTGCCACAGTACCGTGTGTGCCGATTTATGAAACAGGTGCATCAAGCTCAAAGGTGACAGGTCTTACCGACCTTTATGCCGTACAGCTTGGTCTTGACGCTTTTCACGGTGTTTCCCTCAGCGGTTCGTCAATCATCAAAACATATATGCCTGACCTTACTGCCCCCGGTGCGGTTAAAAAGGCTGAGGTTGAAATGGTTGCCGCTGTTGCTCTCAAAAACACAACAAAATGTGGCGTTTTCCGCAACATTAAGGTGTCATGATGTATGCAGATTATGCTTATTACAAGGATTCTTTCGGTGGTACTTTAACAGAAGAAGAGTTCAATCTCTATGCACGCAAGGCGGAACGCTTTTTAAACTATGTTATTATGTGTGAAATTTCCGAAGTGACGGAGCAGGTAAAGAATGCAGTCTGTGCCGCCGCTGAGGCAGTTGCCGAAATCCGTTCAAGTGTTGCAAATATCCCTCATGGCATTAAGTCTGAGAACACGGACGGTTACAGCGTTACATACAAGGACTGTGATGCTAATGAACTGAAGCACAAGGAACAGAATGCAATGCTTGCAGCAATTCGTCAAGAGCTTAGCGGAACGGGCTTGCTCTATCAGGGGGTAGGATGATGTTTACAAATCATACCGATATTACCCTCTTTTGCAGTAAACAGATGGGACGTGAAAAGGTCTGGAGCAGACACGAGCTGAGGGACGTTAACTTTCACGGAACAGATCAGCTCCTTGTTAGTGACAAGGAAGTCAAACGAGCCGAGGAATACATTGTCCGTGTTCCCGGCTCTGCTCTTGAGCACTACGTTGATAATTCAACCTACAAGGCGTTGCCTGTTGAAGAAACGTTCAACTGTTTCACACTTAAAAAAGGCGACTATATTGTAAAGGGTATTGTTGACGGTGATGTTTCAAGCTCAGGTGATATAATCAAAAATTATGATGCGCTTGAAATAGTATCTGTAACGGAGAATTTAAGCGCATCACCTTTTTCACAGCATATAAAGCTGGTGGTTAAATGATTATTAAAACGGTATTTAATACTACTGAAACAATGCTTAAAGACCGTTGTCTTGAGCCAAGCGGCAAGGTTCAGAAAATTGTTGACAGCGAAGTCCTTCGCCGCTCAGACCCTTATGTTCCGTTTCAAACAGGTTTTCTAAAAAAAAGCGGTATTTTAGGCACGAAAATTGGCGGCGGCGAGGTGGTTTATAATGCCGTTTATGCACACATCAATTACTACCTCAACGCAGGCAAAGGTAAACAAGGTACTGCAAGCGGAGGATTAAGAGGTAAATATTGGTTTGAGCGGATGAAAGCCGACCACCTTGACGATATTATTAAGACCGCCAAAGAAAAAAGCGGAGGCAAATAATGGACGAATCAATAATTAATTCATTGTTTAGGTGGTTCGCCGACTGCGAAGTGTTAGAGGTTGACAATGACCTTAATGTTGACTATCTCGGTGATGACCCCGAACAGTACAGTATTGAGGTAGTGCCGTGCAAAACTGTTTTAAAGCAGTATATTGACTGCTCGGCTAAATGCCAGTACCTCTTTATCTTTGCAAGCCGTGAAAATTACAGTCCGGACGAATCAATCAATATTGCAAATCTTGAATTTTATGAAAGATTACAAGAGTGGATTGCTGAGCAGGACTTAAACGGCAGACTGCCAAAACTGCCCGAAGGTTTAACATCGTTATCAGTAAAAGTGTTATCATCGGGTTATGCGATTGACAATGACACCAAAACAGCACGGTATCAGATACAGTGCAAACTTACTTATATTAAGACACAGGAGGAAAAATAAATGTCCGAGGTTATAAGACAGAGAAGAAATCAGGCTAACTACTTAAACACAAGTAAAGGTGAATCACCTTCATATGCCCTTATGGGTGTTGGCACAAAAACTCTTGACGAAAACCCGTCTGCACAGACGAAAAGTCGTAAGTACATTTGTGACAAATCTGCCTCAAAATCAATCAGCGGTTATGATTGGAGTTCCGCTTTTGACATTGACCAGATTCGTGAGCAGGACGCAATCAATTTCATTGTAAATATCGGTGAGAAACAGCTTGTCGGCGAGGATGCCGAAACAGATTATGTTATAGTTGACCTTGACCAGAAAGAGGGCGCAGAGGATTCTACAACATATCACGCACGTCAATTCCGTGTTGCAGTTGAGGTTGCATCGTTTACAAATGATGACGGCGAAATGGGTTGTACAGGTAACCTGCTCGGCAAGGGTGACCCGATTGAGGGCACGTTTGATACGAAAACCAAAACCTTTACAGCGAAAACGGAGGTTGCATAATGCTTATTAACAATGTAAATCTTCCTGATATTGACGTATCAGATGCACTCGTAATGGAAAATTATGAGGCTGCTCACGATAAGGTTGCGGAAAAGATGAATAAGCTTGACACAGCAGGAAAACGCCGTTCGGAACTCATCAGAATACAGTGTGAGGCTGTGTTTGAATTTTTTGAAGACGTTTTCGGCGAGGGTACGGCTAAAAAAGTTTTCGGTGAGTCGGTTAATCTCACGACTTGTCTTAATGCTTATGAAGCCGTTGTTATTGAGGTGAACAAGCTTGATGCAAAGGTTGCAGGACAGTACAAGTCAAAATTCGGCAACCGTCAGCAGCGCAGAACTCAGAGCAAGGGTAAAAAGAAAAAGCATTATAACAACCGTCCTCAGCTTGTCAATAAAAGCTGATGAATATGCTTGTTGATTCAGTTCCCGAAAGTCTGACTATTGCCGGGACTGAATACAAAATTAACACGGATTATCGTATCTGGCTTAAATTTGAAAGTCTGTTATCCGATGAAAGTCAGAACAGCGAAGTAACGCTGCTTGATATTAAAAAGCTGATTTTCAAGTCAGAACTACCGCATGACAGTGACGATGAAGAGACCACAGAGCAGATTCTGTTGTTTTATCGTTGCGGAAAGCCTGAACAGAAAGGTGGCAAATCATCAAAGCAAATATTTGATTATGATTATGACGACGGCTACATATGTGCGGCTTTTATTGAACAATACAATATTGACATTGAAACGACAAAAATGCACTGGTGGAAGTTCCACGCTCTTATGCTGTCTCTTTCAGAGAATACCGAGTTTGTAAAAATTCTTGGATACCGTACAATTGAGATAACTTCAAAAATGCCTGCGGCTCAAAAAGCTTTTTATCAGAAAATGAAAAATCATTACAAGCTCCCTGTCAAGAAAGAAGAACAGCAAAGAATTAATGCTATTGAGGACGCATTAATTAATGGTGAACCGATTGACAACCTATTGTGATTTTTGTATAATTTTGTTATATTAATTCACGAGGTGTTTGTATGGCAAAAAGAGTTTTAAGTTGGATTGCTTTTGGTTTTATGTTTCTGACAATCACAATATACATATTCTCTGCATTTATGCAACAAGAGAGTATTGGAATGACAATGTTAATTATTCTTGCATTATTTTCAATATTCTTTATATGTGGAATTTTGGGAACAATTATTGGCGAAAGAGCAAAAATACTTTCAGGTATTTTTCAAATTTTAGCAGCAGTAAATTCGTTATTTTTTGGTTTCCTTTCATTAGTTGGCGGTTCTTTTGCCGGAATGATTGGTCTTTTATGTGGATTTGTTACGTTTTGTATTTATATTATTTCAGCAATTCTATTTTTTGTATGTAAAGGAAAACAATGAAAAAAATAAAAGTTAAGTGCCCACATTGCGGTTATAAAATGCCCATATACTTTGACAAAACGTCAAAGTGTAAGGGCGTTTTTGTTTACTGCAAAGGGCGAAACTGCAAAAAGCAGTTTGAAATTATTATCAATAATAAATAAGGTCAAGTAGAGCCATTATGTGCCGATGACCTCACAACAAGGGTGGTGAGAGATTTGGCATATGATGGCTCTATTAAAATTGACACAAAAATAGACACATGCGGATTTTACAGCGGCGTTGAAAAAATGAAGTCTATTGCAAGCAAGGGCGTTTCCGCAATGACAACAGCCTTTGCAACAGTTACCGCCGGAATAGCCGCAGGCGGAACAGCGGCGGCGACAGTCGGTTCATCCTTTGAAGCAGCTATGTCAAAGGTAGCGGCAATAAGCGGCTCAACGGGCAAGGATTTACAGTCCTTAACCGATAAAGCAAAAGAAATGGGAGCGAAAACAAAGTTCTCCGCTTCCGAGTCGGCAGAAGCATTGCAGTATATGGCTATGGCTGGATGGGATACCGAATCAATGCTCAGCGGTATTGACGGTATTATGTCCCTTGCCGCTGCCGACGGTCTTGATCTTGCGACAACGTCAGATATTGTAACTGATGCGCTGACTGCATTCGGTTTAAAGGCTTCAGACAGTACACATTTTGCTGATGTTCTTGCAAAAGCTTCAAGTTCTGCAAATACAAATGTTGCGATGTTGGGTGAATCATTCAAGTATGTTGCACCTCTTGCAGGAACAATGGGTTATTCTGTTGAGGATGTTTCCCTTGCCCTCGGACTCATGGCTAATGCAAGTGTTAAGGGCAGTATGGCAGGCACAAGCTTAAAAACAGCTTTATCTAATCTTGCTTCTCCTACTGAACAAATGGCTTTGTGCATGGAGAAATACGGTATTTCAATATCTGATACTGAGGGTAATGCTCTGCCGCTTATAGATGTTATAAAACAACTTCGTGAAAAATTTGGAAGTTTGAGCGAAACTGAACAAGCATCTGCAGCAAGTGTTTTATTTGGAAAAGAAGCAATGTCCGGAATGCTTGCAATTATCAACGCAAGTGACAGTGATTTCAAAAACCTTACTGAAAATATCAATAATGCAGACGGTGCGGCACAGTCAATGGCTGACACTATGCAGGATAATCTTCAGGGACAAATAACAATTCTAAAATCTGCTCTTGAGGGTTTAGGTATTAAAATTTACGAAGGTATGCAAGCTCCTCTGAAAGATGCGGCGGTGGAAGCACAGGGATATGTAAACCGCTTAACAGATGCCTTTACTGACGGTGGTTTGTCGGGAATGATTGAAGAGGCTGGCTCTATTTTTGGCGAGCTTGCAACTAAGGCTGTTGAAGCCGCACCGCGGATGATTGATGCTGCTATTTCGTTTTTGCAGGCTTTTGTCGGCGGCATTGCAGACAATTCATATAAAATTTCAAAGTCTGCTGTAAATATAATACAGACATTTATATCAAGTATCAACGATCAAGCTCCTAATTTACTTGCTGCTGCAAAAAATATAGTAGATGCATTAACTAAAAATTTAGTTAGGTTACTGCCAAAAGAACTTCAAGTTCCTGTGAGAAAAGCTGTTGACACACTAATAAAATCATTTGACGATGGCGGTCTAAAAAAAGCTATAAACACTGTTAAAACTCTATTTCTTAATCTTGGTAAGACAATAACAAACATAGCTAAAGTTATCATACCACCGCTTACAAAAGCTATTGACCTTGTCGCTGCCAACCTCAATATACTGTTACCAATTGTTACAACAGCAGTTGCAGCTTGGCAATCTTTGAAAATTATATCATCTATTACTGCTATAATTAAAGAGCACGCCGCTTCTGTAACAGCAGAAACTCTTGCAGAGGCATCAAGTCTTGGTACAATTACACTCAAGCAAATTGCAGTCGGTGCATTAACAGGCGAGATTACACTTGCAACAGCGGCGCAGTATGCTTGGAATATGGCTATGTCACTAAATCCAGCTGTGTTGGTTTTGACTGCTATAACAGCATTAATTGCCGGAATTGCAACATTGGTTGCTACTAATGCTGATGCGACACAATCTACAAATGATCTTGCAGTTTCAGAAGCAAATTTACAATCAGCAAATGATGACCTTAGTTCGTCTTATGATGATATAGCTTCAAAATTTGGCGACTTTATGAATCAGATTGAAAGTTCAGGCAGTATATTTGATAATTTCAATGAAAACATTATTATTTCAGATGATGAAAAACAAAAGTTGTCAGATAATATGGACAGCGTACAATCTGAAATTACAGAAATTTGCAAAAATGCAGCTAAAAACAGAAAAGACCTCACAGGCGGAGAAATAGAAAGACTTGAAGACTTATTTGATGAGATGCACAAGCTTGCTGATCAAGAACTTGCAGTTGAAGAAGCAAAACAAAGTGTTATAACGACTCAGGCTAAAGCTCTAAACGAAGCGTCAGATTTGTCTCTTGACGAATACAGCCAAAGAGCAAAAACACTTGTTAATTCTGCTGAAGAAACACGTTCAGCTGTAATCGACAAAGCATACGAACAATACACTGAAGAGGTTGCACTACTTGACTTAAGACTTCAAACAGATGATGAATACTCCCAAAAAGAACATGATGCAGATGTTAATGCTGCTGAAAAAAGCTATCAACAAGCTATTGATGCAGCAAACAAAGAAGCAGGCGATACGCTTGAAATCATAAAAAACGGTTATTATGATAGATCTGATGTTTTGAAAAAATACTCTAATATTTTGTCAGACTCAAATGCAAAAGAAATTATTGAAAATCAAACACATAAGTCTAAATTAGAATCAATTGAGGATGATTACAATGAAAAAATTGAAGAATTGCAAAACGAAGGATTAGCAGCTGATGTTTATATGGCGAAACAAACAGAATTGCAAAACGACAAAGAGTTAAAAGAAGCAGAAGAATACACACGTCATAATAAAAAAATAACAGAAATCAGAAATGCGCAAGAAAAAGTGCTTTCTGATGAAAAGTATAAAAATCAATTAGTTGCTTTTCTTTCGCTCATGGGGTTATATGAACAGTACACAGGAGAAACTGATTCAAAAGCAAAAGGAATAGCATCAGCATTTCTTGGTGCTTTTGATAATCTTGATGAAGACACTAAGAAAAAGTTTACTGATGCAATGCAAGGAGCTGAAAATGGATTAACAGAGAAAGAAAATTCTTTATTTGCAAAAGCTTCTCAGATTGCGGGTAGTGTTATCAATACATTTAAAAAGATATTTGATGAGCATTCGCCATCAAAGGTTTTTAAAAGAATCTTTGCATATACTCTCGAAGGTGGCGAAAACGGACTTGACGCAGAAGCTCCAAAACTCTACAAGCAAGCTGAAAGCATTTCATCTGCTTTCACAAAGCGTATGCAGGCAGGCATATCCACCGACGGTCTTGTATCAAAAATGAAAGCCGCTGTTTTAGCAGGACGTGCCTTTGTTGCTCAGAAGCTGACCGCAAATGTTGTTCACGAGGTTGACCTGCACAATGATGATAACGATAAAAAGTTTACTATCACTGGTGATGTTATAACTCATATCAGCATTGACGGTCGTGAATTTGCTGTTGTCACCGCACCTTTTTTATCTGAAGAATTAGCTTGGGAGGGAAAATAATGCTTTCGGAAATGTTAATCAACCGAGTAGATATTAATATGTACAATGCACGCTTGCAAAACTATTCTGTAAGCGGTACTGCATTAACACATAACCTTTCAACAGTTAATAATCTGCTCCGTATGCCTTCCCTGTTTTCCACAATGTACGGAACAAGAACGCTAACGATAACGCTCACGTTCCGTCCGGTACAGCACGGCTCTGACAGCAGAGGCATGAGTGTTATAGAAAAATTATCAACGGCAGCGGAAAATATAACACGCTTTGAATCTGAAATTATCGGCAGAAATGTTGAAATAACGCTCCCCGATGGCTACATATATACTTCACTTGTCACAACAATTTCAGCAGCAACATTCGACAGCTCGGGCGAACATGATGTAACCTATACGTTCTCCGCAATTCGTCACTCCGCCAAGGACGTGCAGGAAGTAAATCCGAACTGTAAAGTTTTCTGCAAATCCACAACCAAAACACCTGTTAAATTTGTTGTAACCGTTCCTGTCACAAGCAATTCCTTGACCATTTACGGAATCACAGTAAATAACATTACTGCAAATGCAGAATTGATAATTGACGGAATAAACGGAATTGTTACTATGAACGGAACGAATAAACTGCTTGACACAGACTTAGTTGATTTTCCGTACCTTAATCCCGGTTACAATGTTATTTCCTGCTCCGATTCGTCAGCTTCAATAAAGGTGATTTATACACCTATTTATGTCTAATTAAAGGATGTTTAAATGGTATTAAAAATATTTTGTAATGATGATACTTTTATTTACAAGGACATTGACCAAAGTTTCTTCAGGACACGCTCCTATGGCGGTATGATGTATCTGCAATTCGATATTTCACCTGACCACGAGCTATACAAGTATATAGCAGAAGAAACTGAGCTTGAGTATGACGGTCAGCGTTATGTTATAAAAAGTATTAACGAGCGCAAAACAACAACTACGATTAATGCAGAGCTTGACCTTTCGGGGCTGGACTCAAAAGGCTATACAGAATTTATCAGAAAGACGGAAAGCTTTTATAATGTCAGCCGTGATATTCTTGACGGCACAGGCTGGACGATTGTGGATGCAGAGCTTGTCAGCAAACGAACGTCTTTAGATTTAAAGGACGTTACTACAAGAGATATACTTGAGCACTGCACTAATTCAACTGCGTATAATACCTGTTACAGCTTTGATACGATAAACAAGATAATCTATTGTATAAAGCCGCAGAACAACACAACACCGACAGGTACATACTTCACAGATGAATTAAATCTGACAGATATGACGTTTAAAGGCAGTTCTTCAGGGCTTATTACAAAGCTATACGCTTTCGGTAAAGACGGACTTGATATATCAAGCGTGAATGATGGCAAACGCTACATAGAAAATCATATCTACACCGATAAGGTGATTGTGGATATATGGCGTGATGACCGTTACACAGACCCACAATCCTTGTATGATGATGCAGTTGTTAAACTTGCCGCTCTTGCTGTCCCCGAAAGGTCATATACCTGCAAGGTAGTTGACCTCGCAAAAGCATATCCTGACATATACAGTAAAATTTTAAGTTATGACTTATATGATGTTGTAACTCTTATTGACCGAAAACGTAAAATACGAGTTAATCACAGAATTGTCGAAGTCAAAGAATATCCTGCTGACTCAACTTTGAATACAGTTACAATGTCAACCGTTGCAGGCAAAGTTAGCGGCAAAATTTCCACGCTTGAAAGTAAAGTGACAACTATAAATGCCGCCCAGCTTCACGACAGAACAAAAGTTAATGAAATCAAGCGGGATTTGGATAGCACAGTTCTTCACGTTTCTGAGTCATGGGCAAGCTCGGTTAACGAATCATTGTTCAATCAAACCTCAGAAGGCTTATATCTTGAGGTCAATAAAATAGTTGGCACAAACCGCTGGAGTACGCTTCTAAGGCAATCTGCAACAGACATCAAAATTGCGTGGAACAACATTTCAAAGTACATACAATTTGAAAATGCTCAGCTAAATATTTATAATTCATCAGACGTTAAGCTGATGTCGCTTAACTCAAAAGGACAAGATATATACGATTCTGATGGCATTAAATTAATGTCGCTTAACTCAGAAGGACAGGAATTTTACTACAAAGGAAATAAAGTTGGATTCATAGGCACAGGTCATTATGAAAATGATACCAGTAAACGTGACTTGTCTTTTAATCTCGAAAATGGTTCTGCATTTATTGATTGGTGCTACAGAATGAAATCAACAGATACTGCTTATACTTTAATTTTTACTTATGCTGCAAAGAAAGTAGGAGATTTGGATGCAAACCAGTTGCACGCAGGATGTGATATGAATTTAAGAGGTCATTATTTGCGCAATGCAGTACTAAAAGATTTTGGCTTTGAAGGTGGTTCAATAAACGGAACGTGGTCAGGAAATATTGTGACATCATTTAATAGCGACGGTACTGCAGCAACATGGAGATCATTCAGATTGACGTTCAAAAACGGAATTTTACAGTCTGCAACTTGGTAGGGGGATAAATATGAATTTTATAATCAATACAAAAGAAATATCAGAAAAAGACATTGCCCGTCCACCGGAAAAGTCGAAAGAAATATCAGCTGAAAGGAGTAACAACAATGAACCCACTTAGTTTAGAATTACAGTTAGCACGCATGGAGCTTCTTAAAGCAGTTAATGAAATTATGCAAGCTTACAGTTTGCCGCCTTGCTTGCTTGATGGAGTTGTTACAGGAATTCTTTCAGATATTAGGATGCAGAGTTCTTCTGAACTTGTACGAGACATTCAAATTGCTCAAAGTCAATCAGAAGAACAAAAGGACGGTGAAACAAGTAATGATTGAGTTTGTATATAAACTTACATTAGATCTGAATTGCTCAAAGACTCCGCCTATGATATGTTCTGGGCAGTTTGATAAGGGCAGAAAATTTGAGTTTACAGTCACTGCAAACGGCGATCCCTATGACGTAACAGGGTGTTCTGCTGTTCTTAAGGGAGTTCAAAATAATAATTCGCATTTTGCTATTCCTTGTAATGTATCAAATGGAAAAATTATAACAGCTCTTGATGATACTACTTTATCTGTTAAAGGAAAAACTGTAGCAAAGCTCGTTATATACGATTCATCAAAAAGCTATTCAACACAAATGTTCTTAATTGATGTTGACAGTGCTCTTGACGGAGATATTACAGCCGCAGATGATTATTCAATTCTCAACAGTTTAATTGAACAGATTCATGCACTTAACGAGTCAGGCGCTATACTCGTTGATAATACTATTAATGCGAATAGTAATAATGCAGTCGCAAATAGCGCAGTTGCAATTGCATTATCGAACAAACTTGATAATACTTCCGGTTCAGTCAGTCGAGAAAATATTGCAAGCGAAGCTGTCGGCTCTAATGAAATTGAAGCCAAAGCAGTCACAACAGAAAAATTAGCAAATAAGTCTGTGACATCAATAAAACTTTCAAATTCATGTGTATCAGCTAATAATATTGCTAATAATCAAATCAATTCAGCACACTTACAATCATGTTCAGTTACATCTGAAAAGCTTTCTGATGATGTTAAAAATTTGATAAATAGTAAAGCGAATGGAACTGATACATACACAAAATCGGAAATTGACGCAGAGCTTGCGAAAAAAATCAACGAAGAAGATGTTTATACCGCAGAAGAGGTTGATGAGCGTTTTCAAAGAATTTTAACCGCAGGTGACAATATAAAAATTGACGATAACAAGCAGGGCAAAATCACAATCTCGGCAGATCTAAGCAAAAAATACGATGCCGCAAACGTTGAATCGGGCAGCGGAGATTTGTCTTTATACTCTGAAAACGTTCCTGTTACATCTGCAAAATTCAATTATCAAAAAGTCGGTGATTTTGTCATGCTGACGCTTACTGTTACATTTTCCGCAGCTACGATGAGAGCAGCAAAATCATACTCACTTTTGGGACTTCCGTATCGAAACGATATTATTCTGCGAAAGTCGGTTATTACAACGTCAAAAAACAAGTTGGGAATTGCAATTGCAGCGAACACCGCAATATTGACAATAATTACGCAGGGAGAAGCCGTTGCAATTTCGGATGGCGAAAGCATCCAAGAAACATTAATTTATAAAATCCAAAAATAAGGAGAATTTTAAATGGAACTAACAACAAAAATCACACTTGATATGCTCACACAAGACAGCGTTTCTGTACTGAAACAGCAGTTTCTAACATTCAACGATGTTGAAATGCAAGTGGGTAGCAACATCCGAAACACCTATGCAAACAGTATAAGCGGAAGAAAACTTATCAAATCTATTTTGCCAAACGAATACTACAATGCCGTAATCGCCGTTTGGGGCGACACACCTACTGTGGACGAAGAAAGGATGGATTAATGATGACAAAAAATTTCAGACAATGGGCAAAAGCAGCAGGAGTAAGGGCATTGAAAACGGCTGCACAAACAGCTGTTGCAACAATCGGAACAACAGCTATGTTTGACGAGATTAACTGGGCGGTTGTGGGCTCAACAACATTGCTTGCGGCGGTGCTCTCAATACTCACATCAATTGCAGGCTTACCAGAAGTTAAAGAAAGAGAGGAAAATTAAATGAAAAACACAGTAACAAAACAGCAGATTGATGAACTGCTTTCGAAATCAGAAATCAAGGTTGAAACTGTTTACGATAAAGTAACAGTTGTAAACTGTAAATTGCCAAACGGCTTTGTGTTGACCGAAGCAAGCGGAGCGGTTGACCCTGCTAATTATGATGAGAAAATCGGCAAAGAAATTTGTATGGAGCGCATTGAAAATAAACTTTGGGAGCTTGAAGGATATGCTCTTGCCTCAAGAATGACTTTGGAAAGCATTAATTTACCCGAGGTAAAAGAGGTAAAAAACGAAAGCGAGGAATAAACATGACATTTGGAGAAGCCTTAGAAAAAATAAAGTCAGGTTATAAAGCAAGCCGTGAAGGTTGGAACGGCAAAGAACAGTATATTGAAATTGCTGAATGCATTTCTTATAAAAATGCAGCAGGAACAATTGTAAATGCTCAACACAATTCGATTGGCAATAAAGCTATTGCATTTGTTGGAACATCAGGTGTACAAGTGGGTTGGCTTGCAAGTCAGGCGGATATGCTTGCAACGGACTGGATTGTAAAATCGTAGATAACTTTTAGGGAGTGCAAGACATGAATTATAAAGGTAAAAAAGGAGTTGACATTTCATCGGTAAACGGTGAAGTTGACATTCAAAAAATAAAGGACGCAGGTTATGACTTCGTTATGATACGCTGCGGCTTTGGCTCAGA